ATTGTATTAGCGGTTTAACTGTGACTCCTAATAAGTTGGGGAACTCGTTAGCCACAATTCCTAGATTAGCTAATAGTTGTGAGTATTAATTTATCTATTAACTAATATAGGAGGATGTAACGATGGGAAGACAAGTCGCAGTCTCAGCAGGTTATAATAACTTACCTAACGGTAATTTTATACCAGAGATATGGTCTAAAAAGCTGCAGGCTAAATTTTACTCTTCAACAGTACTGGGTGCAATCGCAAACCATGACTGGGAAGGTGAAATCAAAGGAGCAGGAAGTAAAGTTATCATACGTGCTATTCCAACTGTTACTATAGGAGACTATGGTATTGGTGGTACGATTGACTATCAAGATTTATCAGATGACAAGATTGAGCTATTGATCGACAAGGCGAAATACTATGCCTTTAAGATTGATGACATTGATGAAGTTCAAGCGGATGTACCAATCGTCAACATGACTACTCAGGATGCTGCAGAGCAAATGAAGATCGTTGTTGATACTGATGTACTCGGAAACGTTTACACAGACGCTGCTAACATCATGGCTACAACTGTTATCACGGCATCAAATGTATTGGCATGGATCATAAATGCAGGTACCTTGCTGGATGAGGCTAATGTTCCTGAAGAGGGCCGTTGGTTGGTAATTCCACCTTGGGTTGCTGGCATGATCAAACAGTCTGACTTGAAGGATGCGTCTCTTGCAGGTGATGGTACTTCCATCTTGAGGAACGGTCGTTTGGGTATGATTGACAGGTTTACCTTGTACAACTCCAACAACATCGCTTTAACTGGGGTTGCTGCTACTGGAGATTATCACTGTATGGCAGGGACAAGGCACTTCATCTCATTCGCGTCTCAGTTCGTAAAGACTGAAACTCTAAGACTGCAAAATAGTTTTGGTGATGCTGTAAGAGGTTTGAAAGTGTATGGGTATAAGGCTACCAAGCCAGAGGCAGGAGTTTACATGCCATGCTCAAGAGCATAAACTTAATTTAATCATACTTTTTTTTAGGAGGATCAGACTATGTCGTTAAAAGATTTTGCATTAGGCGGGAGCGTTCTTGTTTCTGAGAAGGCGCAGCCTAAGTTCGTTTTACTAGAAAGGATAATCGACTTTTCAGTATCTGCCAATAGTGTTTCAGCAGGCGATACTTGTCAATGTTTGAATGTCCCTGCAGGCTTCCTTGCGCTTGGTGCAGGTATAGAAGTCTTGACAGTCGAGTCAACCACTGCAGCGTTCGGCAACAAGGTTTCGCTTGGAGATGGTGACGATGCTGATGGTTACATAACCACAGCAATGGGTGTCCTGACTACCGCAGCTAACGTTTTGTCTACTGCTGGAGGTAACTCACTTGCTAGTCTTGGGGGTACTTGCACTTGGACGAACGCATATGGGCCAGCGGGAAAATTCTACGCTGCTGCCGATACTGTTGATCTGTTCGCATACGGAACGATTAATGGCGCAAAGGTAAGAGTAGGTGTATGGGGCTTTATGTTTGACTCAGGTGTAGGTACTGCCTTTGGGTTGGACGGAGACTCTGCATAAGCTGTAATTATATTCGATACCACACAGGTGGTGTAGGAGTCAAACCTATAGCCTGTGTGGTGTTGAACTTTTTTAAATGTCGTTTGGGGGAACAACAATGGAAGATGACAAGATTGAAATAGAGGAGGCAAGCAATAGAGAAGAGTTGATTAGCCAAGCCGATATCGCCAAGATAGCTAAGATGACGAAGGAGGACTTGCAGAACTACTCACACTCTCGACTAGGAAAGAAGCTTGACTTGTCTCGCAGGAGCAGTCTTTTAAAGATAGATGTAATTACCATGGTAAAGAACAGGCTTAAGTTACCACTGGATGAAAAAGGAGAGGGTGTCGAAGAGACCTCGGAAGAGCCGCTAAAGGAAAAGGTAGTTGAATTTGTATTCGAGCCCAGTAGACGAAGAGTCTTTGTGGCTACGAGTGAACTTAAAAAGAGAACCGATTTAATACATTGCTGGCTTGTCGATAAAGACGGAAAGGTTTTATGAGCTTAAATATTTTAGACTTTCGATTAAGGGTTATTGCAGAACTACCAAAGACCAAGGACATATTTGTTGAAAGATTAATATTAGATGGGCTACAGGATTTATGCAGAGAGACAGAATGCTACACTGAGGTATCAACCGATACGACAGTGAGCGGTACTGCAACATATACAATGACCCCCTCAACGAGCACCGTTCAGATTATAGATTTCCACGAAGGCAAGTACAATGCTGTGAGAATACCCAAGACCAGTAACAAGGAAATGGACTTGAGTGATTCGCAGTGGGAGTCACGTACCGGAACACCGAATGCGTTTATATATGACGGAGATACATCTATCAGATTCAACATAACACCAGACACCACAGGCAAGGCTATCCAGATGGAAGCTGTTATAGAGCCTGCGAGTGTGGATGGATTGATCCCGCCTAGGATAGAGCGAAGACACTTGGAAGCTGTTAAGGCTTATGTCAAGTGGAAAATATTCGAAAGTCCAGATAATTTTAATCCCGAAATGATATTATATTGGCGGAGGGATTACGAAGACAGACGCGGAAGATTAAAGAGAGAAGTATTAATGGATGGTATAGATATAGAGGTTACCCCTCGTAGCTTTATAACGGGTAAGGTTCAATGGCCTTTGAGTATAGGAGAGTAAATGGATAACTGGAAAGATAGAAGCAAAGGCATAAGATGTGGAACATGTATGTGGTCTATATCAAAGGGCAATTCCCAAGATACTAAAGTGGGGCGTTGTAGGAAACATGCTCCCACTCTTAATGGGTGGCCTGTTATATTCCCCACTGACTGGTGCGGAGACTATAAGCTTGATGAAAACAAATTACCCTTAACCGAGGAAGAATTATAAATGGATTTCTCAACAATAGAAACTTCAGTACGTAGGACATTAGATGATAACTCAGTCGGTGACAAGTTGTGGTCACAGGAAGAGATATTAGAATACGCACGAGACGCAGAGAACGAAGCTTGCGAGCGAGCCGACTTGATCATAGATTCAACAAGTGGCCTGACTGATATTTCCATTAACACCTCTACCGGAACTTATGGATTAGCAGTAACTGTAATCAGTATCTTGTCAATCAAACTGGAAGACGGAACAGAGCCTTTAATGGAAACATCTGAACGTACATTAGACCTTACTGTACCCTTGTGGCGAACAACCACAGGGACTCCGAGGAGCTTTATAAAGACTCCCACTAACTCGATCATAGTCTATCCAATGCCCTTAACACCGGACACTGTGCAGATGACTGTAAGTAGATTTCCAACTACTCCCATGAGTGTGAGTGGTTCACCGGAAATTGATGCCAGATACCATACGGGTATGATAGAGTGGATATTGCACAGAGCTTACATGAAGAATGATTCAGAAACTTTAAACGTAGACAAGGCTAAGGATCATCAGGCTAAGTTTGAAAAGTTTTTCGGAAAGAAGAAGATACTAAATGACTAGAGTTTTAGAGAATGGACGTGGAGAGACCGAGTTCGAGAACAACGACAGGATAAAGAAAGAGGCTTTTCGTAGAGAGCAAAGCGAAAATTCACTAACAGTTAATAGTGACAATACAGCTTCAGGTGCAACTCAAAGTAAAATAGTTAACCTTGAATAGAAGCGCAAGCGACTAATAGTTAGGAGATAGTTATGACATGTTGTGGTGGAGTTGCAAGAGATAATAGCAGTGCTAATATTCAAACTATAGGAGGCATTGCAAGAATAGAAAAAGAGCTCGACGAATTCCGAGCAAAGAACAGAATGATCGATGCTATCAAGAGTCATAAGATTGCTGTAGATATGGCAATGAGGACAGGAGATATGTCACAGGTACGGCAGGTTAACGAAGAATATTACAATAAAGAAATCTCAGAAATACAACACAGTAAAGGGTACATGGATGGCTAAAGACGCAAACCTAGAAAACGATAAGGTTGTATTCCAAAACTTTACAGGCATTAACAACGTGTCAGATGCTGCCAACTTAGAGTTAGCAGAGCTTGTAGTTGCGGACAACATGAACATTGATAATGAGGGTCGCGTCAGCAGGAGAGATGGATACACGAAGCGGTTCACTCCATCTGACAAGTCTCACAGCTTGTGGAGCAATGAAAGAATATGTCTCGTTGTAGATGGTACCGATCTCAAAAGAATATACGCAGATTACTCTTCGACCATTATAAGGTCTGGAGTGTCTAGATACCCAATGGAGTTTGTCGATGTTAATGAGAATGTTCACTACAATAATGCTTCGGTCAATGGTTATATTGATTCTTCCGGTGTTGATACTCGGTACAGCGATAGTGGAATTCTTTATAAGTCCGTACCTCCGACAGGTCAACATATAGAATACTACAATGGCAGAATATACATTGCCAAGAACCAGACACTATGGTTTACTGATGCCCACGCCTTTAGCAGGGTGGATAAACGTACAAATGCCTTGGAGTTCAAGGACGAAATCACCATGGTTAAGGCCGTGAAAGATGGGTTATATATAAGCATTGGAGATATAAATGAAAGAAGCTCGGTCATCTTTCTAAAAGGACGAGAGCCGAGAGAGTTTGTATCCGTACCGATATTTGATTACGGAGCAATAGAAGGAAGTCCAGTAAAATGCAAATCATCATTCGTTGGAGATGGAAACAATCAAGACGAAGATGTTGTTGTCTGGACAAGTCGCAAGGGAATATGCATGGGTGCCAACGGAGGCAGTGCACGTAACCTCACAGCTACAAAATACGAGGTTCCAACAAATAGGTACGGGGCGGGATTCTTCCGTCTTGATACTGGGGTTCCTCAATACATCTCGTCCTTATGGACGTAGAACAATTAAATGCTATTTAGCATGTTTGACTCAGATTCCCACAGCTTGTGGCCTGAACTCCCGAATGTTGCTAGAAGGTGAGAATGAATTATTTATCTTTTAACCCTTTAGTACAAGGAGAGTATATCATGGCTTTAAGTCTATCCACAGGATTACGCAACGGCATCTTAGGAAGCGGTAATGCTGGAGACGCATTAAATTTACTACTTGCAACTGGTGAGATCAGAATCTTTTCTGGTTCAGCACCATCACTCGCAGACGACACCGAGACAGGCACATTGCTTGTTACTATCGGCACATCTACAGGTTCATCTTTTAGTTGTAACTTCGCACTGACAGCAACAAGTGGCGTACTATCCAAAGCAGCAGACACATGGGATGGTGTGGCCGTAGCTACAGGAACTGCAGGTTATTTCAGGTATTGTGCAAACACAGCCGATGCAGGTGGAACGAGTACAAGTGAGCTTAGAATTCAAGGAGCAGTCGCGACATCTGGTGCCGAGCTTAATATGAGTTCAACATCAATCACAAGTGCAGCAACTACGACTATCGATACGTTCGATATCACTATGCCTGAGTCCTAATGAGACCTTACTTAACGTTGACATTGATGCCCCACATCATTGTTGTTCCCCCACGTTAAGTATTCATCTTTTTAGGTTCAGGATTTTCGGGGAGCCAAGGGCCAATACGCCTTTGGTTCCCATTTTTATATATACATGATACTACAAAACCCATACATGCAAGCAGGCAATGCCATCCGTTTAGCAGGTGATCTACGGAGGGCAGCCTCATATAAAAAATACGCTTGGAGTAAGCTGAACCAGTTAAAGACCATGATGGTTATGTCTGGCTCCAATATGATAAAAAAGTATTACTCAGTCGAAGGTGGCTGTGTAGATATTATAGTACAGAGTGTAGCAGGAATGGACAGCATATATATAAACGCATGTTCAGGTGGTGGTAACTGTAAACTGGAACTCGGCTCTGTTGAAATTTCATCACTAACCATTGCCATTAAAGTTAAAATGAGTGATACCAAGGGTGAGTATACAGGAGTAAGAGAGTATTTGGTTGATTGGGGAGACGGAGAAGTCTTGAAAATATCTATGACTCACCTGAACGACAGCTTTGCGAGCATATCACATACATATAACGATACAGGTAGTTACGATGTAAGTGTCAAGGCATGGCCTAGAAAAACACTCAATAGCGGTGGAGGGCCAACATCGCCAACAACTAGAAAAGCCTATGCAAGAATGGCTACAATTACTGACATACCTATTGTCACTCACGCTAATATGATCGCCTTGCCTTGGGCGTTAGTAGACGCATCTACGATAGATTGGGACTTGTCATCTGGCGACATAACGAGAAGTAATTATATTTTCAGATTTTCAGGTGGAAGCTTTGGAAGGTTCGGGTCTGCCAAAACTGAAATAACAGTAGATTTGACGGATGAGAATGTGTCCCAAATGGTAGGAATTGCAAGTATTGAAATAATGCCAGCCTCAGAATTCCCTGCGCATCAGATAGGGGTTTATAAGGATGGTGTTTTTCATGGAACTGCAAGTGTTTCGTATGACGCACCAACTACTCCTCAAAGGACGAAGATTGTGGATCTTGGAGATGTGTCTGAATTAACCACAGTGGAATTCAAAGACACTGGCGATTATGCATTTCTTGACCCCATTGGAGACTCTAGAATAACAGGTAGTAGTTTTAATGATGACAATATATTAGTAACAAATGTAAACAATACAGAGCAGGTGAAGTTTTACCCCTACGATTGTATAAAAACTAAAACTTTAGCAGTAACAGTAACTTAATAGAAAGGAAGAATTACAATGGCAGACATTTTAAATAAGGCATATAGCTCAATACAATCATTACTTACGACAGAGCTAAATGCCATGGCAGATAATATAAACGTACTATCCGCAGCGATAGATATGTCCGATGGTACCCACGGTAGGATGACTAGGATGGATTTTGAGTTGAACTTAGCCACCGCAGATTGGTCGGCTCAGGAAAGCCCTGCCATTTATCTTTGGTTGTTAAAGGAAACAGATGGCACAAACTATGAAGACGGAAACACAACACTAACACTTTCGCCTGCAAGAACACCAGATGAAATAATCCCACTGAGGGAGATTAGCTCGGCACAGAGGGTCAGTGGTACTGTACTGGTAAACACTCCTGACAACGCAAAGATATTAATAGGCAATAGGTCGGGTCAAGCATTCGGAGCTACAGGTAACACTTTGAAATATTATATCAATACCAATACCGTTGAATAAGGATAGTGGAATATGCTGAAACAGGAAAGAAAAAAACTATGGGTACCTTACCATAAAACAAAGCAGAGTATCGACCACCGTCACCCCCTACGTGAGGGATTGCATATACATCTGCTATTCAATGAGCAAGGTGGGCCTAACGCCTTCGACTCTTCCGGTCATGGACTTCACGGTACCAAGTTAAGTGATACGTTCGCTGCCACAGGGGTAGCTGGCCCTTGCCTAGAGTTCGATGGGCAGTTTGATGGCGTACGGGTAATGGACACGCCAGATCCAACCAAATACTCATATGTCGTATGGTTTGAGCCTTCGAGTCTTATCAATTCTGGTAACCTTATTACAAGGTCGAGGGATGCCGTAGGCCCTGGCTCCGAATGGGCGCAATACTTAGCAGTCAACGCAGGTGATAAAGCCGTTCATCACGATATCTCATCAGGTATTCTCACAGGTAACACCACCATAACCACAGGCAAGGTGTGGTGTATGGGAGGGAGCGCGAGTAATGACAGTGGGAAGCTAAGGCTGTACGTCCAAGGTAAACAAGACGTCGCAGAGGCTTCAGGTGTTAATATGTGGATGGGTGGAGATAGATATGCCATCGGGGAGCACTCAGGTGGAGCCACTTGGTACCAAGGAAAGATATACCAAGTACGTGTGTACGACAGGGTGTTGTCAGATGCAGAATTCGAAGAGCTATTCTACGATCCGATTGCAGACTTAAGACGAAAGATACAGATACAGGTTGTATCAATAAGTGCTGATACTTCAGGCGACTCAGGCACGACTGAGCTTCCGATGTTGTGGATGAACAATCCGAATATAATACAACTGCCTGTATTGACAGCGCAGGGATATGCAGATATGGGTGGAGACTTAACCTTTCCCTTACTAGCCGTTACAGCTACTGGGATGGCAGGTGAGGTATCGGGTATAGTAGAGTTCCCAATGCTCTGGATGAATAACCCACAGGTATTATCATTTCCTGTACTGGCTGTTACATCTAGCGGATCATTAGACACGAACAATGGTACGGTGGCACTGCCCTTGCTTTGGATGAATAACCCTCACATAATAGTGCTTCCGCAATTTACCGTAAACGCAACAGATGGAGCTAATATAGCTAATTTTGAATTACCTATGTTTACGGTATCGTCAGAGCAGCAGGCCAAGGGAGGTGGTGAGGTATCACTGCCTATGTTCACGACTAGCACAGTTGCGCAGCAAGGGTTCGTTCATAGCATCTTCACTACACTGCCAGCGTTATCGCTTACGGCTTACACAGGTCACGGCATAGATCTAGTACTGCCAATCTTCACGATGGACAACAGTGGTAACAATGCAGGACTAGCGAGCTTTAATCAGAATCTACCGAGGATGACTATAAAGGTTAGTGGAGCTCAAGCGGAAACAGGTATAGCCAGATTATTCTTACCAGAATTTAGCCTAAATGGCAACCTCTTGACTGGTATTATATCAGTATCGGGGGGAAATAGAGTACTTCCAATGTTCACTACAGATTTACATGCTTATCGTGGTGAAAACGGAGACGGAGCAATGTCAATGCCGATGTTCACGACAGCAACTCAAGCTGTTGATAATCCACAAGGTGCATTGGTACAGAATTTAAAGATGTTTACTTTAGATGCTTTCGCAGATCAATTTATTAACAGGATAATATAATGACGATAGACCCAAGAACAATACCATGTACGAATAGCTCGGTTATAATTGATGAGAACTTTAATCAGGCAGGGGTACAGAATAATCCCTTGGTTGTTAGTCAGGGTAATGGCCTGTCTGCGTTCGGAGAGTTAATAGTAGGACAACTACACCCTCTCTTCCAGTCAAGTTTTGAATATACTGTTGATAATACGGAGATAACAGAGAACACGTCAACGGGTGGTAGTATAACTCAAGCAGACGCAATGGCTGTTATTAGTTCTTCTGCTGTTACAGGTAGTAGTGCTAAGATGGAGTCTTCTAGGATTGCAAAATACAGGGCAGGGCTAGGAGGCTTGACTAGGTTCACGGCACTGTTCACCACTGGTGTAGCAGGTACAGAACAATACATAGGACTATTAGACCGAGAAGGTTCGAGTGCTGCATTTAGAAATGGGTTTTGTGTCGGATACGATGGAGAGACTTTCGGTGTTCACAGGTTTCAGAATGACGTTAAGACAACAATAGCTCTTGCGGATTGCGATGATCCTTTAGATGGTAGTGGTGATAGTGGTATGAGGATAGACACCACTAAGCTGAATGTGTTTCAAATTGCATTTCAATACCTAGGAGGTGGAGCTATATACTTTTCTATAGAGGACGCAGCAACAGGTAGATTTATAGTATTCCATACTGTACTATACGCTAATAAGTTTACAGTACCATCTACTTATAATCCTAATTTTCATTTTACGCTATGGGTTAATAACGGAGCAACTACTAGCGATATTATACTTAAGTCTGCTTCATTTGCGTTTTTCGTAGAAGGAAAGACTAAGTTTGTAGAAGTGCATAGACCTCACCAGTCTTCTGGATTGAGACAGAAACTTGCCGTTACAACAGAGATAGCACTGCTTACAATTAGAGTCAAACAGCTTTACGCCTCTAAGCAAAACTTTATAAGTATTTTCATTGAAAATATAGTAGCCTCTATAGAATCTTCTGGAGCGAACAATCTTGGAAGTATAAGACTTGTAAAGAATGCAGAACTAGGAGGGACTCCCTCATATTCCGATGTACATACCACTAACAGCGTGGTGGAGTATGACGTTTCTGCAACGACAGTAAATGGAGCAGGTACCGAGCTATATCCAGTACCACTTGCAGGCAAAAACGATAAAATAGACAAAGACTTGACAAGATTTGAATTTATACTTAAGCATGGTGACACGTTAACGGTTGCAGGTTCAAGTGCTAATAGTGCAACAATGAATGCAGCAGTACTATGGAGCGAACTTTTTTAATTATAGATTGAGACTCAGTCTCTTTAGGAGAAGAAAAATGAGTGATTATCACATATTGACACAGGACGAAGACAGTAAAGGAATTTCTGCAGTTTTCCATATTCCAATACCAGCAGCAGGAAGCAACGCAGCAGGAGTGCAGTGGAGAAATGCTATTGTCTTGGAACAAAAAGGGGCTGTTAATATTACATCCGTCTTGCCGGAATTGTCTGGACAGGCAGAAGAAGTAAGTATGAAAGCAGGGATTGTTTACGAGAGGTTGGTCAGGGTACGTTTCTCAAGTACCAATCTAACAGATACGCAACGTAAACAAGAAGTGGAAAATAAGTTTAACATTGTCAAGGCTGCTATTATTGCAGAGAAACAGAAAACTTTATCTTGGATAGGTTTCGCTGGAGACGTAGTTTAACGGATTAAGAAAGGATAGCATATGGCTAATGACGGAGACATAACATTCCCATTACTCACGCCTTCGGTTAGGGCGTACAGAGGCTCGGCTCCAGAGTGCGTGGTTATAAACACTAAGAATTTTGCAGTAAGCGAATACCGCAACCATGGCTTTAACAGCTACACAAGATTCAATGGTGCTGACTTGGCATGTGACCAGAACGGTGTCTATGAGATGGGTGTTGCAGGCACAGATGACAGTAGCTCAAGTGCATACAAGATCAAGGCAGCAATAAAAACGGGAAGAGTGGACACATATAAGACACGTATTTACAGGCTGAGAAACTTATGGTTGAACTACCAGACCGATGGTGATGCCATGCTGACAACCGTTGCCAACAAGACAAAGGTGAGGACGTATGAGCTACCATATGCAAACATACAATTCCTTGACGAGATGGTAGAAAGACGAGTCAAATTCGAACGAGGTATCAAGGACAGATACTTCGATTTTAAAATAGAAAACGTAGACGGTGCTGATATTGAGATCGACAAGATTACCGTTATGTTGGAACCAATAATAAGCAAGAGGAGGTAAGACATGTCAGTAGAGGCAGGTATCACAGCAACGCAAGGAGCAATAGAAACACAAGTGGCAGCAGTTAACGACAGGGCTAACAACTCAGTGACCGCAGCCTTTAACGCAATTAACAATATGGCTGCAGCAGCACAGTCGGTACCACCATTCATAAGCTTTACGGCACCGAATGTTAACCTGCCTGCTATCAATACGTCCGCATTCGGGCCAGACAGACCGACAGCAACGCTGGCCTCTATCACTGCTTCAATAGGAGTGCCTCCTGCTGATTTCGTAGCTGAGATAGCAGAGCGTATCGTACAGCAAGCACCACAGGAGACATTTACTACTCCAACTATAGTGTTTCCTACTGCGCCTACATTGAGCAGTCTTGTAAAGCCAAGCGCATTGCCGATTGCATTACCGGACAATATGCCAGACGTTCCGAGCTTTACATTACCATCGGAGTTAACAGTAGGAGGGTTTACCTTTCCTGCAGTGCCTGCGATTGCTACTCCGAACTGGGACATAGCTATACCGAGTCTGAGTATTGATCTTCCACAGACGACATTGGCATACGTTGAGCCATCATATATATCATCCTTGAAGACAGCTATAGAGGCATCTCTTCTTGACGGGGTACAGAATGGTGGTACCGGACTGGGTACTACAATCGAGACTGATATATGGAACCGACAGGTAGAGAGACTGACGCAACAAAAGAACGACGACGTCGACGAGGCTATTGGATTGTGGGCTGGAAGAGGATTCTCCATGCCTAATGGTATGGTGAACGAAAGGGTTGTAGAAATCCAAGACAGATACACAGATGAAAGGTCTCAGGCCTCAAGGGACGTTGCTATAAAACAAGCAGAGATTGCAGTCGACATGACTAAGTTCTTCTTGAGTACTGGCCTGAACAATGAACAGCTATACCTGACACATGCGAACAACGTGGCGAACCGAGCTCTTGAAGCAGAGAAGTCCGTTGTTGAGTTCAGCATAGCTTTGTTCAATGCCAATGTATCCAAGTACAACCTACAGCTAGAGAGATACAAGGCCCAGTCCGTAGAGATTGAAGGCAGGATAAAGATCCAAGCATTGATACTGCAGGCGTACCAAGCCGAGCTATCTTCACTAGAGATCCAAGACAAGGTAGACAGGACAGCGATTGATAACTACAAGGCAATACTTTCAAGCCATGAGACAGCGATCAGGCTGTATGAGTCTGAGGTATCAGCCAAGATAGCAGAGATGAATATAGAAGCCAAGAAGATCGACATCTTCAAGGCTGAGATCAGTGGCTATGTAGCAGAGATTGATTCACAGAAGAGTGAGATGGAATTGTACGTAGCCCGTATAGGTGGAGAGTCTGCCAAGATTGACTTACACAAGACAGAGGTTGAGGCCTATGCCACAAGAGTGGGTGCTATCAAGACTTCTAACGATACCGTTATAGCACAGATCAATTCTGACATAGCAGTAGAAGACATGAACTTAAAGGCGCATTTAGCCAACGTAGAAATCTATGGCACTAAGTCACGGTACGCACTCGGAAGGCTGAGTAATGAGGGCGACATGTACAGGTCAGATATTAGCATGTACCAGTCAGAGCTACAGAACTCTCAAGCTTTCGCAGAGCAGGCTGTAAACACTGCAATCAGAGCAGCAAGCCTAGACCAGATGAATGCACAGATGGGACTAGAGGCATCGAAAGCTAACTTGACGGCAGTCACTGAATCTAATAAGATAAGGTTAACTGCATCACAGGCTATGGCCCAAGCGAGTGCTGCGTTGGCAGGCATGACAGCAGG